CAAGTATATTCTTCCTGACCAACTACTAAGGTGTCTGTCTCTTCAGCCGCATTAAAGGGCCATTCAAATTCTGATTGGTTTATTTTAGCTACGGAAGCTTTTACCGCATCTTTTACTAAAGCCTGTACGCCTGTACACGCTAAAAAATCTCCATCGATTATCTCCACCTCGTTTAAGCGGCGAAGGACTTGATTACATAAACTGATGTACGATGATGGCATGTCAAACCTTTAGACAGAGGGATGGGGCCAGCGGTGAAGCCAGCCCCAAAAGTTTTATGCTAAGTAATCGCGGTCTACTTCAGTCGCTACAGAGTGACCTGTATCGGTTACGTCCATAAGAAGCGCGAAGACGCGAACCTTACCAGTAGTCAAAGCAGTACCTGACTGTGTGGCAAGTTTGATGTCGATAGTCTCGGCTGCCACAGCCATCAGAGGATTATAAGCGGCGGCGGGGATAGCAAATGTGCCAGCCGCTGTACCACTGTCGGCGTCAAAGCCGTCTACGAAACAATCAACGTCAACGCCTGTTCCAAGATCAAGCGTAGTTGTGCCTGAAGATGCAACTGTATCAACCTGGATACCTGCGTTTAAAATGAGTGTCCCGGCTGGAACCGCAATACAAGGAATGATATCGTTTGCTGCAAGTGCAGAACCTTTATCAGTCAATGCTGTTGCGTAGTCTACAATAGTTTGAACCATGTAGGGTGAGCGCCCACGCGAGGAAGAACCCCGTGCAGCCGCTAATGTGTTATCACCTAGTGACATAGATTGATCTCCTTTATTTTACCTACGCGGCGTTATACATTGCAGTTACAATTGACTCTGGGCGAAGAATCTTTGAACCGTAGACCTGCATCCCACGAACAATGTCGGCGAATGAGTCTGGATCACGGTAGATTTCCGTTTTCGAGATGGTTTCTGCGGTAGCAACTGCTGAGTCATGACCAGCAACTATAACGCCGAAATCAGTTAGCTGGTTAGCCGAACCTGCTTTTCCAGCGCCTAGACCTACTGCTGGCAAATTGCTTGAGGTATAGACGCGGAAGCCGTGAAGGTTCTTAACAGTCAAACCATTACGGAGACCACCAGACTCGCCAAAGTCTGAATTCATGAAACGTGAGTCCTCGTCTGCGAGGAGTTCCATAAATACAGGGTCTACAACCAACCAACGACCATTTGTATCAACTTGCTGCTGATCCATCAGGCGTTTCATACGGGCAACTACCATCGCTGGAGAAGCTGTTGCGGTTGGAAGTGCAGTAGCGCCGGGAAGACGCGCTGCAACTGGGATTGAGTGGTTACCAGCCGAAGAAGTAGTAATGTTTGAAAAACTATCTTTCCTTAGCTGCATAGTTGCCAAAAGCTCATTGTCACCAGCAGTGGTAACAGCTTTATCGCCACGGGCTGTAGTGTTCAGCGCATTTGCTGAAGCGTGGATTGTAGATTGCTTGTAACCGGAAAGATAACCAAGAACGTCTTGGTCAAATTGGTCAGCTAAACGATAAGCTGCCCGGTCAGTTGCTAGTTGCATAAAGTTTACGTGGGAATGCGCTTCTTCTATATCGTCAATCTTAAAAGCAAAATAATTCGCTTTATTTACGACTAATGAGAAGTCTTCATCGTCCAAATCTTGTGGACTGATCACCTGGCCTCTCGAATATTGCGAGACAGAAATTTCAGGTTCTTTGATAATTCTGCAATATGTTCAAACAAGATCGCTAGTTCTTGCCCCGCTCTTTCGAGCCGCTGCATGTCACCATACAGTTCAGACTATATTATCATCCGCTAGGGATGCTCTGCGCTTCGAGCCGCTTGGCTCTACTCTCTTTCGAGATAGTCGTTGAACCTTCCTCTTTTGAGGCTTGGCTGCTGATTGTCTCATAGAGATGTCCCAGCAATTCACAGAGTTATTCGAAGTAGATTGCTCTACTAAGCCGCCAAATTAACGGTATCACCTTGGGATGCAATTTCCCCAAAGTAGTCAGAGTTCGTTATATCACCTGTTACGGTAGATTTTCTGAACGCTAGTTGGACTTTTTTCGAATAAATTACACTCGAAAAATTGCCGTTGGGCAGGTTGCCGTAACCTGCTGCTTTTGGAAATGCCATTGTTGTACTCCTTGTGAGATGGCTAGGCCGAAGCCTGAACAAACACGGAAGAGGACAATTAAGTGGCAGTGATATATGAGGGTGCGTAAAACAATTTAGTTGCAGCTAAAAAGTAAACGGGCCTCACCACACTGGTGGACAAAACGTCTATATTCTTCTGTAAAAAAAACAGAGTTAGAGGTAGACCATAAAGGTGGCTCTATTCTGATATTGAGAAATTAGGTTCTCAGAAGATATGTCTTTTAAGGACGTATCATTAAAGAACCGTTAGAGGCAGGTATTTGCCCCCTGCCTCATACATTTATTATAACATTAGTTAAGTGTCATTGCAACACCCTATCTTGCGCCACCAGAAAGGTCATAACTAAATGTTCCATTTTGCATAGCTTCTTGTATAGCGTCTTCATGCTTACTAAATTCTTGCATACTCATTTGTTCTACTTGGCTTTCAGAGAATGTATCTCGACCACCAGAAGTTGGCGCAGAAGTTGAAGTTCTACCTACTGCATGTGCTGCTGATTTTGACTTAGTTTTCGTATTAGATTTACTCATATCATATTTATATAAGTCAATAGCACGAGAAGCTGATCTAGCATCAGAATTGTTTTTATACAGAGCATTTTGGGTATCAATAGTTTGCTCTGATACCCAATCATGAAAATCTTGATTTAACCTAATTTCACCAAAGTCAGGATGCATCTTCAGAAGTTCTTGTTCAGCTTCTTTTTTAGTAAGCTTAGTTTCTAACTGGCGTAATCCTTCCATACGCTTCTCGCCCTCTTCAAGTGCTTCATTAGCTCTCTTACGTGCGATGCTATCCACAATCTTTGCTACATCAGGATATTTTTTAGACCAGACTTCAATCTCTTCATCTGTCTTAGGAAACTTGATCTGACCTTTTGCAGCCTGATCTAATTGAGCTTTAATTTGCTGAAGCTCTTGATCCTTTTGTTGTATTTGGTTTTGGGAGTGTCGTCGGAGATCACCATATCGTTTTTTATATGTTGTATCTTCGCCTTGAACTACTTCAGCCTCTTTTGCAGGATTTTGAGCTTCAAACTCTTCTGCATAAGATAGACCATTGTCTTCTTCTTCTAGTCTTCGATATTTTGCCATTATTGCCTCATGGGGGTCGCATAAAGCGAGTAGCCCTTAATTAGGATATAAATGCGAAATTCTTTTTCTGCATTACACCTGGTAAGTTAGATGTGCGTGGGTAGCTCTCCTCAACTTCCTCATCATCATCTAATTTGTCGTCTACTTTTACAGCAGCGACTTCGACTTCGATCTCCTCTTCAGGAGTATCGCCTTGAACTACTTCAGCCTCTTCAGGTTCTGAAGCATCTTCCTCATCTGTGTATTGGATCAGCCCAGTATCATACATGCTCATCAAGCCCATCTCAGCTTCTGATTGCATACCCATGATATATTTTAGACCGTGCCATTTAACTACGTTTGCAGGGAGTACATACTCACCTTCAGAGATCATTACCTCGATATCGTCCCGTACATTTTCAGCACTTGAACCCATTGGAATATCGTTTCCAGAATATGGATCAGACATCATTCCGTCACAGGTCATACCGCCATGAGACATCTCGATAAGCTCGTCATCTTTTATAGCTTTTTGTATGGCTTCGCCTGTAACTTCTTCATATTTACTCAATTTACCATCGCCGTTTTTGTCAGCTTTTTTACGGTCTAATTGTGTTTTTTCTTTAGCCATTTCTTCACCCTCTTTTGTTGTGATGCCTTTGTTAGCCGTGGCTAAACCGCCCAGCGCAAAACCTGTTTTTTTATCATCCGTATTCATTATTCTGCCCCCTTAATTACTTCGTCACGAAGTGTTTTAAATCTACGCAACTCAGCAATAGCGCCTTGTATTCTTAGAATGTCGTGGTGATCTTTTGAGGATTCTAGTTGTTTATGGTGCAGTGCTATTTTTGCTTCTGCATATTCAATTAGAAGTTCCATTGATTTCTTATCGTTCACCAACATAAGCAGCGCACGATACAGTT